CTAACACTTCAGGAATTAACACAGTATCACTTTCAAGTGCTGCTGCTCCAACTTTTGCTGAAATGGTTTCTATGGAAACTGCTGTTAGAGTTGATAATGCATTACTAGGCGATCTAGCTTATATTGTGCATCCAACTAACTATGGCACATTAAAAACTACTGAAAAAGCAACCAACACAGCACAATTTGTTGCTGTTAACGATGAGATCAATGGCTACAGAGCAGTTGTATCTCCACAGTTAACTGCAAACAATTATGTGTTTGGTAACTTTAATGACTTACTTATTGGAATGTTTGGTGGATTAGACATTGTTGTTGATCCTTATACATCTTCAAGTTCAGGAACAGTAAGAATAGTTGCTTTACAATCAGTTGATGTAGCTGTTAGACACGCTGTGTCTTTCTGTGCTGCTTCATAATTGAGTGGTTTTAACAACTAATAAAATGGGTGGCTTAATTGCCACCCAACTTAGAAAAGGTGGGTATATGAAATATTTAATACTAAGCGACACAGTTGCTAACAAAGAAAAAGTAAAAGCAGGTGATGTTGTTGAGCTTCCTATTGATGAAGGAAGATCATTGGTTGGTTATGGTAAAGCTGAAGAATACAAAGGCAAGCCAAAAAAAGAAACTAATAGAAGCGTAGGATTAGAAAAATCTGAAACTCCTAAACCTAAGAAAAGAAGTAAAAAATAATGCCATTAGAAAGTGCTGCTGATTTTTCAAGCTATGTAGAAACCACAACAGGTCATGGTGTTACGGGAACTTTTATTGAAAAACAGCAGAACTTCTTTGATGATTTTCCATTAATTGATACGATGAGTTTTATTGATGATGGCAATACAAGTGTCATTAATTTAATAATAGATCAGGAATATTTTGGAATTGGTGGTGGCACTGTTGATGTAGATGGTTTTGAGCCAAGAGCAGTGGTAAAAGCTACAGACGTTCCATTCATATCACAAAACGATGAATTAAGAGTAGATGCTATAACAACAGATCAGGGTAATACACTTGTTGCAGCAACTACATTTTTAGTTAAAACAGTTGAGCCTGATAACACAGGCTTAGTCTCATTAGTATTACAGAAACAATGAGCCAATTTAGATTAGAAACAGAAGCAGATATGCTTAATTATTTAGATAAAGATTATGGACATGGTGTGGGTGCAACTTACACTAGAAGCGGAACTGCTTCATCTATAAGTGTTATTTTAAACAATGAATTTATATTGCAAGATGAAGGTATTGGTTTGGAAGCTTTGAAACCGATAGCTTATGCTAGAAGTGTTGATGTTCCAAATGCATCTTTTGGCGATTTATTAAATGTCGAAGCTATAAAAGATGTTGATGGCAATACTTTAAAAGCTGCTCAAAACTACACTATTGTTAATGTGCAGAAAGATCGCACAGGTTTTTCATCTCTAATTCTTGAGGAAGTGTAATGGCAAATCATGTAAGACAACAGATTAGAGAATACTTTGGAACAAATCTCAATAATTTAACAACTACAGGAACAAGGGTGCATGAATCAAGAGTTTATCCTTTAGATACTTTGCCTGCATTAGTAATTTACACAAAATCAGAAACATCTGAACCATTAGTTATGCATACTGATAGAGTTATGCAAAGAGATTTAAGCGTGATTGTAGAAGGCTATGCAAAAGGAACTTCGAACTTTGATGATACTATTGATACAATATGCAAAGAAGTTGAAGAAGCTATTGCTGCTGATACAACATTGGGTGGTCTTGCAAAAGACACTTTTTTAGAATCAACAGAAATAGAGTTTAATGCGGAAGGCGAACAACCAATGGGTTTTGTTTCGCTTACATTTTTAACAAAATACTACGTTCAGGAAACCAATCCTGATGTAGCAGTTTAAAGAGGGAAAATTATGAAATTAATTAGTCCAAATGGTAAAAGTTCTATAGATGCTCACCCTGATAGTGTTGAGTATTTGTTGAGTAAGGGTTGGAAGGAAGAAGCAATCCCATCGAAAGATAAAGTTAAATCTTCTTCTAAAACTAAAAACGAGGAATAACTATGGCAACTCACTTAGGAAAGGAAGGCACTGTTCAAGTTGGTTCTAACGCTATTGCTGAGATCAGAAGTTTTAGTATTGATGAATCGATAGACGTTGTAGAAGATACAAGTATGGGTGATTCAAGCAAAACTTACTTAGCTTCTATTAAAGACTTTAGTGGATCAGTTGACGTTTTATATGATGAAACTGATACCAATGGACAGACAGCTTTATCTGTAGGTTCATCCGTAACACTTAATTTTGCTCCTGAAGGAACATCAAGTGGCGATGTAAAACTTACAGGCACAGCAATTGTTACAGGTAAATCTGTATCATCTTCTTTTGATGGTTTAGTAGAATCTACTATTACTGTTCAAGGAACAGGTGGCTTAACAACAGGCACTTATTAATGTCAGTTATAGATAAAGCCAAACAACATTTTAGCGGTCAAGAGATCACTAAAATCGAAGTTCCTGAATGGGGAGATGAAAATGAGCCTTTATACATTTACAGTAAGCCATTATCACTAGGCGAAACCTCAAAGTTGTATAGACTTAGTAAAGAGGACGACTTAACGATGATGGCTTATGTGCTAATTTATAAAGCTCTTGATGCCGATGGCAATAAAATATTTGACATTGGTAATAAGAATGATCTGCTTAACAATGTAGATAGAGAAGTATTGATGCGTGTAGCACAACAAATAATGGGACAAGAGCCTATTGAGGATGTCAAAAAAAAGTAAAAAAAGATACTAATTTGTTTTTCCAATATGCACTAGCAGAAAAACTAGGCAAGACATTACAAGAATTGCAAAGTATTAGTATCGAAGAGTTTCAAGGTTGGATTGCATACTTTGAATTAAAAGAAGAAGAGAGCAAGAAGTAATGGCAAAGAGACAAGTAAAATTTGAACTTTCAGCAGTAGATAGAACAAAAGCTGCTTTTAATTCTGTAACCAAAGGATTAAAAGGCGTTGGTTCTGCTTCAGCTAGTGCTGCAAAAGGCGTAGTAGGTGTTGGTTTAGCTGCAACAGCAACAGCAGGTGCTTTGGCTTTAGTTGTGAACAAATCTTTTGAATTTATTGATGCTATTGGTAAAACTGCAACTAGGACAGGTATTACTACTTCTGCTATTCAAGCTTTTCATTTAGCTGCTAGAGAATCAGGAACTAATATTGAGGGTGCTAACAAAGCACTTGAAAAATTTGCTAGATCGGTTGGTGATGCTCAAAGAGGTCTCAAGACCATGAAAGATATTTTTAAAGCTCTTGGTGTTGAGCTTGAAACTACAGATGGTCATTTCAAATCAACAGATACTCTGTTAGAAGAAGTAGCAATTGGTATAAGTGATCTAGGAAGCCAAACACAAAAAGCAACAGCACTAGCTAACTTGTTTGGTCGACAAGGTATTTTACTTACTAATGCATTAGATGATTTAGCTTCAAGAGGTTTGGATGGTTTTATAGATAGAGCAGAACGATTAGGTTTAGTTTTATCAACAAAAACTATAAGAAGAGTTGAAGCTTTTAATGATGCAGTTGGTGTTATCAAAATGCAAATAAGCTCTTTCGTAAATAATGTTTCTGCAAGCTTTTTACCTATCTTTGAAAAAATACAAGTAACAATTGCAGATAAGATACAAAAGATAATAGATGACTTTGGTGGTATGGATGCTATAGCTGTTTTTATACAAAACTCAATTGTTGAGTTTGCTAAAAATGCAATTATAGCTGTTGGAGATTTTAAAGATCAATTTGCAACAATGCTTAGAGAGTTGGAAATTAAAGCTTTAAAATTAGAAATAGTTTTTAGAGAATTAACTATTGCAATTTTAGAATCAATACCTTTTAAAGATTTAACTAATGAGATAGATGGTCTTAGATTTCCTATACAGGGTTTAGAAGGAGACATTAGATTTTTAAAAAGAGCAACAACTGAACATGGTATAGAAGCAAGAAAAACAGCAGAAGGTCTTGAGGTTTACAAAATTACCTTAGAAGATTTAAGAGATGGTCAAGAAAGTTTTTTAAATAGTTTAGTTAAATCTAACAATGAACTTGACAGAACAAATCCAATAAATGCTTTTAAAGATTCATTAGAGGACGTTTCAAAAACACTTGACACTATTGCAGTAAATTCAATGAAAAAATTTGAAGATAGTATTGTTGAAGGCTTAAGGAATGGTAAGTTATCATTTAAAAGTTTTGCAGATTTTGTTGTTGAACAACTTATAAGAGTTGCAATTCAACAATTAATAGTTGCTAGATTAATTGATCCATTTAGAAAAATGCTATCAGGTGGTAAAGTAGCTGATCTTATGGAATACAATAGATTAACTGATGGCGACACTCTTTTTAGTGCTGAAGGCGGAGGTTATACAGGCATGGGTGTTAGAGCAGGTGGCGTTGATGGACGTGGTGGCTTTCCTGCAATATTACATCCAAACGAAACAGTCATAGATCATACAAAAGGTCAAAGTGTGGGTGCTACTGTAAACTTCAATATATCTACAGTAGATGCAGCAGGTTTTGATGAACTGCTTGCAACCAGAAAAAACATGATTATAAGCATGGTCAATCAAGCTTATAACTCAAGAGGTAAAATGGGGATAGCATAATGTCAGGCACTTTTCCAACAACAATCAAGCCAAGCAGTTTATCATTGCAAGACAATAGGCCTAATTTATTAAATCAATCTGTATCTGGTAAAAGAGTAACTAGGAAATATGGTTCACAATTTTTTTCTTTGGATATCACCTTACCACCTTTATCAAAAGATAATGCTATGGACGTTTTTGCTTTTCTTAAAAAACAGCAAAACTCTTTTGATAAGTTTGATTACACATATCCAATTACAAATAGAGGTCTTAACAGAACGCAAACAGATATAGTTGTTAATGGTTCGCATAGTGTAGGTGATTCAACAATAGCATTGTCGGGTTTTGATAATTCTACTTCTGATGTTTTAAAAGCAGGTGATATTATTAAGTTTGCAAATCACGATAAGGTTTATATGCTTGAATCAGATTTAGATTCAGATAGTAGTGGCAATGGCACAGCAACAATATCACCAAGCATAATAACTACGCTTGCAAACAGCGAAGCAGTTACAGTTGATCAACCAAACTTTAAAGTATATCTAGATAGTGATGTTCTATATACAACAGATGCTTCTGGATTGTTTTCTATAAGCTTTTCATTGCGAGAGTGCATTGAATAATGTCAAGAAGTCTAAGTTCATCATTACTTACGCAACTAGCAAATCCCACTAATACATTTTGCTTCCTGTTAGAAATAAATACATCAACAGTTTTTAGATTAACTGATAATCAGTTTGACGTAACTTACGATTCAAATACCTATACATCTTCTGGTGAAATAATAGCAGTAAGCACAACACCAGAAACAGGAGAGCTTAAAGTAGAAGAAACATCTATTGAGTTATCAAACATAAATTCAACGCTGATATCAGTATTTGATGATCAAAACTATATTGATAATTCAGTAAATATTTATCTTGGTTTTTTTGATTCAAATGATTCATTTATAGATGCATTTACTTATTTCTCAGGAAATATAAAAAATGTAGAGGTTGAAGAAAGCAAAACAGGTTCAAAAATAACTGTAACTTGTTCAAATCATTGGTCAAATTGGAACTTAAAAAAAGGAAGGCACTTTACTGATGAATCACAACAATTAGCTTTTGCAAGCGATGTCGGATTAGAGTATGCACATATTACAAAATCAAATATTAGGTGGGGTAGTTAGTGGGTATTTTTTCATTTTTGCAGACTGCTTTAACAATAATAACTGCAATTGTAGGTATTAAAAATTTTAGAACAGCTAAAGAACTACAAGATCAAGGACAAGATATACTAGCTACTAAAACTGCTCAAGGTGGCAAAATTCCAATCATCTATGGGAGAAGAAGGGTTGGTTCTACACTTCTATATATGGACACAGATTCAGGCAACTCAAAAGAATTATTTGTTATATATGGTTTATGTCTTGGTGAAGTAGATTCAATTGAACTAGATACTATAGAAATAAATGGAGTTCCTTTATCTGATACAACAGTTTTCAGAGATGGTTACTATACAGGATCAGACAAAATATCTAGTGGTGCAGGATCATTAAATACTGTTAGCCAAATCGGAACATCTTCTGGAAGTTTTAGAGGTGATGGAAGATCGGGTGATGATCCTGCAAAAATATACAGAATGGTTTTTAACGCACATCATGGAGCAGATGATCAGACAGTTGATCCTATGCTAAATGCTTCACAGTCTGCTAAATTTACAAGTAACCACAGACTAAGAGGTATTGCTTACATAGCAGCATCATTTCAGTATGACGAAAAAGGCATGTTTACTTCTGTGCCAGAATTAACAGTAGTTGTAAAAGGTAAAAAATTATATGATCCAAGACTAGATGGCTCAATAACAGGTGGCAGTGGTTCGCATAGAATAGCTGATCCAACTACTTATGAGTGGTCTAACAATGCAGCGTTGACACTTTTAGATTATATACATCAAGATTATGGTAAAGGATTAGCTTCATCACTAATAGATTTGCAATCATTTCAAACAGCAGCTAACACAGCAGACACAGTAGTCGATGTTCCTGATTATGGTGGATCATATTCTTCTGCAACTTTTTCAGCAGATGTAGAAGATGGTTTTATTACTGTTGATGAAGCTACTTGGAAAAAAATAAAAGGTGGTGAATTGCTTAGTGTTAAAGATAGTGGTGGTTCAGTTATTATCAATCAAAATAATGTTATTGATATACAAAGGTTTACACCACATACACAAAGCACTAATTATAGAATTTATACAGATGGCGTTCCGCCTGCAAAAGTAAGTAAAAGTGTAACCTTTTCAGCAACAAATGGAGATGCAACACTTACTGTTACTTGCACTTCACACAATGCTTCTGCAAACGATAGGGTGCTTTTTGCAGGTGCTACAAGTCTTGGTGGTAATATTACTACAACTGTTCTTAACAAAGGTTATACGATTGCAACAATTGTAGATGCTAATACTTTTACCATAGAAGCAACTGATTTAAATTTAACAACTGTGTTAGCTAATTCATCTGATACAGGTAATGGTGGTGGAAGTGCAGTTGGTAAATTTATGTATGATAGCGAATCAGGAAGTGTTTTAACTCAAACAAGAAGATTGCAATGTGATGGTGTGCTAGACACAAATGAAACTGTTTTAGATAACGCAAGAGATTTATTATCTAATATGCGAGGATTTTTAAATTATATTGATGGTAAGTATAGTGTTTTAGTAGAGGACACTGCTTCATCTTCTTTCAGTATTACTGATGATCATATAATCGATTCAGGTATAAAAATTAGATATGAAGATAAAGCTGAAAAACTTAATAAAGTTGTTGTCCAATTTTTCAATGCACAAAAAAAATATGAATCAGATACTAAAACTGTTTTTCATAACGACAGCACAACAACTTATAAAAATGATGATGGTGGAGAAGAATTAGAAACAACAGTTGAATTTCAATATATTACAAATCCATATAATGCATTTAACATGGGTAAAGCAATCTTAGAAAGAAGTCGAAAACAAAAAACTATATCTTTCGTAGCTACACCTAGGTTGCTCAATCTTACAGCAGGAGATGTTGTTGATATAACTTATAGTCCTTACAACTTATCAAGTGCTAACTACAGGGTTGAAACAGTAAATCTTTTAGATAATGGTTTGGTTGGCATACAAGCTTTAGAATACGTTGATATATATACTTGGTCAGCAACGCCACCTGCTGAAAACGTCGGCGAAGAATCAATAATTCCTACAGGAACAGAAACAAGTAAAGTTACCTCTTTGGCTTTTACCGACACAAATGCAAGCTCAACAGGAAGACCATTTTTATCTTGGAGCAATCCCACAACCTATCCATCTAAAGAGTTCAGAGTTTCCATAGTTGATTCAAGTGGTAACGAGGTTCATAACAGGATTGTAAACGATACAAAAATTGATCTTAATTTTATTAAAACAGGAACAAACTATGTTGCTTCTGTAACATCTATAAATTCTATTGGAGCAGAATCAGCAGCTACTACACTAACTTTTACAGTAAGCAATGAGCCTATCAAAACAGCAGACGTTCAAGATGATGCAATTACAGATGCAAAGGTATCAAATCTAAGTGCAAACAGTATTACTTCTGATACTTTAGATTCTGCGAGAGTAAATGTTGATACTTTAGCTGTAAAACATTTTGCTAATGTATCAGCAGATATTGTTGCACACGATGGCGTCACTGTTCCTTTATCAGTTTTTGGAAGTGAATTTCAAAGAGGATCAACTGATTTTACAACCAACACAACAACACTAGGTTCTTACTTAGAAATGGATATTGAGAATGTAAGAAACAACGCAAAGTATCAAGCTATTTGGTCAGGAGTTTATGGTGATTGCACAAATGGAGTTTTAGAGTATAGCGTAAACAATGGAACGTCTTATGTGCAAGCAGCAGGTGGTATTCAAAATGTAGAGTTTGATGCAGGAACTTTTAGAACATATATCTTTGTTTACAATGGCTCAATCACAGGATTACCGACTTCAGGATCAAATACCAGAAGAGTTAAATGGCGTGTTAGGTGGATTACAAAATTAAATTCAACTTATCAATCTTTATATGTTTTTATAGATAATACCCAATAATGAAGTATTTATATTACAAAATATCAGCTACTAGACTACAATAGAAACGAGGACAAAATATGGCAACACATGATTACAACATAGCTAACCAAACAGGAGCAGATTTTAGAGCAGATTTAAATAATGCACTTTTAGCTATTGTTTCAAACAACAGCAACGCTACTGCTCCAAGCACAACTTATGCTTATCAGCTTTGGGTTGATACAGCTAACAATGTTTTAAAGTTAAGAAATTCTGCAAATAGTGATTGGATAACAACAGGTATAAGCATAACAACTTCAAACAGCTTTACAGGTGATATTACAGGCAATAGTGCTACTGCAACAGCACTTGCAACAGCAAGAACAATAAATGGTGTAAGTTTTGATGGAACTGCTAACATTTCATTTAATAGTGATTCTGTTAGTGAAGGCTCAAGCAATTTATATTTTACTAATGAAAGAGTTGACGATCAGGTAAATTCTTTACTTACAGCAGGAAGCGGTATAAGTCTTACTTATGATGATGCAGCAGGCACATTAACAATTGCAAATACTAACTCTGCTGATATTACAAGTGTTGTTGCAGGTGATGGTCTTACAGGTGGCGGAACTTCAGGAGATGTAACTTTAGCAGTAAGTGTTGATGATTCTTCCATAGAAATTGATTCAGATACTTTAAGAGTAAAAGCAAGTGGTATTACAAATGCTATGCTTGCAGGCTCTATAGCAAACAGCAAGCTTGCAAACTCAAGTGTAACTATAAATTCTCAAGCTATAGCTTTAGGCGGATCACATACTTTTGATAGCGATGATATTGGCGAGGGTTCTACCAATTTGTATTTTACAAATGCAAGAGCGAGAGGAACATTAAGCATTGGATCAGAAGGAACTGCAAGTGGTAATGGTGCTATTGCTTACAATAGCTCAACAGGTGTATTTACTTATACACCACCTGTTATAAGTGGATTAACTGGCGACACAGACGATATATCAGAAGGATCATCTAATCTTTATTACACAGATGCAAGATCAAATGCAGCTATCGATGCAAGAGTAACAAATACATTTATCAATAATCTATCAGGCGTTGTAGCTGATACTGCAACTGCTCTAGCTACTGCAAGATCAATAGCATTGTCAGGTGATGTAACTGCTTCAGGTGTTAATTTTGATGGCACAGGCGATATTACCTTATCAACAACAATAGCTGCAAACAGCGTAGCACTTGGCACAGATACTACAGGCAATTATGTATCTACAATTTCAGGAACAACTAATGAGATTGAAGTATCTGGATCAGGAAGTGAGACTGCAAGCGTAATAATAGGTTTGCCTGATAATGTAACTATTGCAGGTAATCTAACAGTCAATGGCACTACAACAAGCGTTAATACTCAAACACTAGAAGTCGAAGATCCACTTATCAAGCTAGCAAAATCAAATAGTGGTGCTGATAGTGTTGATATAGGTTTTTATGGATTGTATGACACCTCAGGATCACAAGACTTATATGCAGGATTATTCAGAGATGCATCCGATAGCGGTAAGTTCAAACTATTCAAAGATTTACAAGCTGAACCAACAACAACAGTAAACACTTCTGGAACAGGATATGCAGTTGGAACTTTGGTTTCTAACTTAGAGGGAGATGTTACTGGTAATATAACAGGAAATGTATCAGGAACAGCAGCAACAGTAACAGGTGCTGCACAAACTAATATTACAAGTGTTGGAACATTAACAGGATTAACTGTTAGTGGTGATGCAAACTTTGATAGTGGAACTTTATTTGTAGATGTTTCAAATAATCAGGTTGGCATAGGAACTACAGACCCATCATCTGATGCTTTAGGAAGTGCAGATGATTTAGTAATCAAAAATTCTGCATCAGCAGGATTAACAATTAAAAGTGCCGATTCAGGCAATCAAACAATAGCTTTAGGTGCATCTTCTGATGAAGATTATGGTTTAATACAAGGTTTTTATAATTCAGGATCACCTTTTATAAGGACTTCAATTTCATCAACTGAAGTTACAAGAGTTACAAGTTCAGGTTTAGATGTAACAGGCTCAGTAACTGCTGATAGTTTAACAGTTGACGATATAACAATTAATGGTTCTACTATTTCTGATGCTGCTGATTTAAGTATAGATGTAGGAGCAGACCTCACATTAGATGCAGGTGGTGGAGATATTATATTAAGTGATGATGGAACTATTGTTGGAACATTTAGCTTAAATAATAATAGTGGTGATTTTTATATAAGGTCTAGGGTATCTGATAAAGATATGTTGTTTAGAGGTAATGATGGTGGAAGCGAAATTACTGCCCTTACCCTTGATATGTCTAATGCAGGGAGAGCAACCTTCAATGAAAATGTAACTGTTGGTGGTAATTTAGCTGTTGATGGTGCTGATTTTACAATAACTGCAAATGTAAAACACGCAGGAGATACAGACACGTTTTTTGGCTTTGTTTCTGATGACACATTCAGAATTGTTACAAGTGGTTCTGAAGCATTAAGAGTTACTTCTGCTCAAAGAGTTGGTATAGGAACTACAAGTCCTTCACATAAATTACAAGTTAATGATAATTCAGCAGGAAATACAACTTATGCCATAGTATCAGATAATAATGGTGCTTCAGGAACAACAGTTGCAGGTTTAGGATTTGCTAATGGTGGCTCATTAAAATCATCAATAACTGCTGCTGTTTTTGGTAATGACTTTATGACATTTAATGTTGGAGGTTCAGGAACTACAGAAAGGATGCGTATAGATTCTTCAGGAAATGTTGGTATAGGAACTGATAATCCAAGTTCTTTTAATTCAAGAGGTAGAAATTTAGTTGTCAACAGCGATGGTGATACTGGCATAACTATTAGTGCTAACACTTCTAGCAGTAGCACTTTATTGTTTGCAGATTCTTTTGCAGGGACAGGTGGCACAACAGCTTACAGGGGTTCTATAGAATATGATCATGCAACTGATCACATGGCTATCAGCACAGCATCAGCAGAAAGAATGCGTATTGATTCTTCAGGAAACTTAGGTCTGGGAACTACAAGTCCTAATACAAAATTAGAGGTGTTAGATGCAAATGGAGTTGGTTTAAGATTTGGTGATATTGCTTCTACTCCAAGTTCACAAACAGCAGGATTTATTGGTATGTCAACATCTGCTTATTCAGGAATTAATGGAGACTTAGTTTTAATTCCAAGAACAAGCACAACATCAAGAATACTTTTGATGGAAGGCAACGTTGGGATCAATACTACAACTGCAAAAGAAAAACTAGATGTTTCTGGTGCAGGGGTTTTTACAGGAGATCATGCAACAGGCACAAATGCTTATGGTGCAGCACAGGGAGTTATGATCCATGCAAGTAGTTCTACAGGTTTTGTAACTGCTGTTTCAAATGGTTCAAATGATGTTGATTTACAACTTAGAGGTTTAAATGGTGGCACTGCAAATGCAAATCAATTAGTTTTAGATAGTGAAGGTGGAGTTGGAATCGGAACTGCAAGTCCTTCATCTCTGTTACATTTAAATTCTGGTAATAGAGACCTTAACTTTACACTTGCAGATAGTCCAGCTTCAGGAGATGCAGGAGTTCAAATAACAGCAGGCGCAAGTGATTTCTT